TAGTCCTCCCATGGGATGTCCACCCAGAACGAGATGAGGAATGGTTCGCAAAAGAAACTCGCAACATGTCCGCTCGCCAAATAGCACAAGAGCTTGAGTGTAACTTTAATGCATCAGGCGAAACAGTTATCTCGTCCGAGGACATTAACCGGCTTTACGATGGAATAGCGGAGCCCAAGTACCGAGTTGGCTTTGACCGCAACCTTTGGCTTTGGGAGCAATACGATGCTTCCTGTTCTTATCTTTTGGCAGCAGATGTTGCCAGAGGAGATGGTGCTGACTATTCCGTGTTCCATGTTATTAAATTAGAAACCATGGAAGTTATAGGAGAGTATCAGGGCAAGCCAAACCTAGAACAATTCGCCTCAATTCTCGACAGCACAGGAAGGGAGTACGGCAATTGTATGCTCGTTGTGGAAAACAATAGTTTGGGGATTTCCATTTTAGAGAAGCTGCAAGAAAGAGAATACCCAAATCTTTACTTCTCCATTAAGAGTACTCACGAATACATAACCGAAGAACAGGCACAAGGAATAAATAACTCTGTTCCTGGGTTTACCACTTCTTCGAAAACTCGTCCTCTAATAATCGCCAAGATGGAAGAATTCATTCGCAACCAACTAATTACTGTATATTCTTCACGAATAATCGGCGAATTCAAAACTTTCATCTGGAACAACAATAAAGCACAGGCTATGAGGTCATATAATGATGACTTGGTAATGGCTCTTGCAATCGCGTGCTGGGTGAGAGATACAGCACTAACAGTTAATCTAAGAGATATGGAATATAACAAAGCAATGATGTCTTCAATGATAATCTCAAATAAAAAGATGGACACTACAATACCAGGAATGACCGGCTATAATAGAAGTTCGCTGCAAGGTGAGAAGGCGGAAGCTAAGAAGAATTATGAAGAATTTATTTGGCTCTTAAAGGGATAAAAAAAGATGGCTAGAAGAAGTGGAAGAAACCCAAACAACCCAGGTTCAGATTTATTTAAGAGTCTGACAAGAATTTTCTCCGGACCAATGGTCAACAGGAGGACTCAAACTGGAAGAAGAATTAGAAGGATGCAGCTTGACAAGTATGCGTCTCGTTTTAAATCAGCCAGTGGACAACAATTCAAAAGAAGTAATTATCTTCCTTTTGGGAACCTACAGCCTCAGATGATGAATAACCACAATCGTGCCGAACGATATGTGGACTTTGATCAAATGGAGTACACACCAGAAATCGCCTCCGCTCTCGACATTTATGCAGACGAGATGACAGCACACTCAGGTCTTGAGCCAATGCTTACCATTAAATGTCACAATGAAGAAATAAAAGCAATGCTTGATACGCTTTATGCGGATGTTCTAAACATCGAACATAATCTTTTTGGCTGGGCCCGCTCGATGTGTAAATATGGAGATTTCTTTCTTTATCTTGACATCGATGATAGTTATGGCATCAGAACCTGTATCGGGCTTCCATCTCAAGAGGTTGAAAGGATGGAGGGCGAAGATAAGACGAATCCTGATTATGTCCAATTTCAGTGGAACTCAGCTGGCCTAACTTTAGAAAACTGGCAAATGGGACATTTCCGCATACTCGGCAATGATAAGTATGCACCATACGGAACATCAGTGCTTGAACCAGCGCGCCGGATCTGGCGCCAATTAGTTCTCCTAGAAGACGCCATGATGGCCTATAGAATTGTAAGGGCCCCAGATCGAAGAATGTTTAAAATTGATGTTGGCAACATTCCTGCAAATGAAGTCGAACAATACATGCAGAAAGTCATGACGCAGATGAAGCGAAATCAAATAGTCGACGAGGGCTCTGGCAGGGTAGATCTCCGATACAACCCTCTTTCAATCGAGGAAGATTATTTTATTCCAGTACGCGGCGGCTCTCAAACAGACATTGTGCCCCTTTCTGGAGGATCTCATGCCGGCGACATCGACGATGTTAAATATTTGAGAGACAAGCTATTTTCAGCTTTGAAGGTTCCACCATCTTACCTTACTAACGCAGAGGGCGCAGAAGAAGACAAAACCACTCTCGCCCAAAAAGACATCCGTTTCGCTCGCACCATCCAGAGACTCCAGCGCTCAGTTGTTTCTGAGCTTGAGAAGATCGGCATCATTCATCTCTATACGCTGGGTTTTCGCGGCGATGACCTGGTTTCTTTCGATCTTGCACTGGCCAACCCATCAAAACTCGCAGAACTGCAAGAACTTGAACACTGGAAAGCCAAGTTCGATGTCGCGGGATCGGCAGCCATTGAGGGATATTTCTCTCGTCGCTGGGTTGCGCAGCACCTATTCAGTGTTTCGGAGGAAGAATTCCTTCGCAACCAACGCGAACTATTCTATGATCGTAAGTTCGACGCGACCCTTGAGGCAACCGCAGCAGCAACCGCAGAAGCAGCAGCGGGAGCAGCAGGTGGTGGTGGCATGGGCGCCGAAATGGGCGGAGAAGGTGGAGGCGGAGGCGGAGGCATGGAAGGCCTTGCTGCCATGATGGGAGGTGGAGCGCCACCAGAAGAAGGAGGCGGAGAAGCGCCTCCTGAAGAAGGGGGCGAAGAGGCTCCGGCGGAAGAGGGTGGAGAAGAAGATGTCCTACTGGCATCGCCAGACGAGGAAGCGCCTCCTGGTCGCCGAGAAGACGGATATTATACTCCGAACTCAAAAGGGAAGCCTTACTTCCCAGTTACATATGATAAAAGAAAGGATGCCGGCAGAGGAAAGAATTATGTCCGCAAGGTGTCCCCTGAGATAAGCAAGAGGACAGCATATCCTGGATGGAGCGGAGTTACTGGATTAAGATCAGTAGCAAAAGGGCTATTTGAAGAACAAGAATCTATTTATGAAGGAAGGGAATTGCTCGAAGAGAGAAAGCTTTTTGAAACAAATCATGAAGTCAGAAGGTTGGTTGAAAACCTAGAGAATTTGGAGCGAAAGAAAAATGAAGCTTAAACACAATAAAAAAAGAAACACAGCTTTTGTTTACGAGGCTCTCGTTAGAGAAGTGGCCAAGGCAGTTGTTAAAAAAGACGAGAATAGAAAGAGTTTAATTGTTAAAATTATAAAGGAACATTTTTCTCCTAATAATATACTGGCAAAAGAGTTGCAGCTTTACAAGGCACTAGAAGAGACAAAAGGTTTAGATGTTTATACTGCCGAAAGACTCATAAAAGAAGCACGAATAGATCATCAGAAGCTCAATAAAGATGAGATTTTTGCCCGCCAAACAAGTCTGATCAACATTATCAATAAGAATTTGACATCTGAAGTATTTTCTAATTTTGTCCCCAACTACAAGAACTTAGCAACAATAGCTCAAGTTTTCGGAGATGATGTCGCTACCAAAGAAAGAGTTCTTCTTGAAAGAAAGCTTCTTGGGGACATGGTGATGAAAGAAGGTACCGCTGTAAAATCAAAGAACATGCCACACATCGACGGACTAGTTTACAAAACATTCGTTAAAAAGTTTAACGAGAAGTATGATAAAGAATTGCTGCCAGAGCAGAAGCAGCTTTTGAATCATTTTCTAACATCTTTCACAGATAATGGTGTTGAGTTCAAAATGTTTTTGAGCGAAGAAGTTGGAAGACTAAAGAATAGTATTGCAAGCGCTCTGAAAGAAGATAATTCTGATCTCGACAATGATATGAGGGATAAGACAAAACTAGTTTTAGAAAGGCTTGAAGAATTCAAAAAGACTAAAATTGATGAGAACATGGTAAAGGGAGTGCTTAAAATACAGAGCTTGGCTTCTGAGGTGTTGTCATGACAGTGAAGGTGACTGTCGGAGGGCTACCAGAACAGCCACAGGCATCCGAAGAGAAAGACTCTCCCGTTGTTGCAAATTTAAAAATGAAGGCTCGCCGTGCAATGAATGGCGACATCATGGTGTTTGACCACGCAGATGTCGACATTGTGATGTCTCCCACGACAAGCAAAATAGTTGCTTTCGCGAAGGAGGCGATGAGCGACTTAGTTTATGGCGCACAGGATCGATTATTTAGTTTCCTGTCAAAGAAAGGAATAGTGGACAGGGCATCGGTGCAAGCTGGAAATGTGTACGGCTCCATGGAAGGAATGATGCTGTCAGGCGTTGATCGTGATTCTTTTCGAATGGCATTAATTAACATTTCCAAGTGGATTGACGAAGAGCGCCCTTATTTTGAATTTGCCGAAAAGTTCGGAGAATTAACGGTTGATAGATTTACAGATCCAGATGAAGAGTCTTCAACTGAGTTGGGTGAAGTTCCACACGAAGAGGAGAAGGGCAGCTTGCGTCCTGGATACAATTACGGCCCTTACTGGCAAAACTATACTTATTAGAGGTTGAATTGGAACTTTTAACATTCGTACTTGCTGCTTATGGGATGACGCAACTATTATGTTACGGATTCATTTTCAACAAGATCCGACCCAAGCATCACTTCTTCCATTGCCCAATGTGCGTGGGCTTCTGGGTTGGAGTTTTTTTGTGTGGCATAAACGGGTGGACAGAACTATTTACTTTCGAACACACTATCGCTAACTATTTTATTCTGGGCTGTTTAAGTTCGGGAACATCTTATGTTTTCAACATGATTTTTGGAGATTGTGGGCTCAACATTCAACTTTCAGGAGAAGAAAATGCGAAGAATTAACA